AGACAATCTTTAGTAGATATCAGTTATGTTGTAGAAATAGGTGACATTGTGGAGTGGAATAGTGGTTATTGGGAAATATCTTCAGTAAACGAAAACCAATTAGTTGGTGGTCAAACTTCATATAATCATTCTGTCGTCTGTAACGCATTCTTAAATAGAATATCACATCTAAACATTGAAAGAGTGAGAAGTGTATAATGTCAACAAAACCATTACCAAGAAAACAAAGAGTTGAAAACAGAGGTTATCAATACGCTAGAAAATCAAAAGATAGAAATACAAATATATCTATTACTTTAAAAGACATAGACTCCGCTATATTCTACTATTTTGATGAAGTCATAAAACCATCCGTAGAGGATAATGGTGAGAATATACCTGTACCAGTTTTATATGGTTCGGTTGAAAGGTGGAAATCAATACTAAGAGATGGTTATCTTAGAGATAAAAAAAGACAAATCATAACACCAGTAATTGTTTTTAAACGTAATGAGATTACGATGAATGAAATGATACCTCAAGATAAGTTAGACGCGAATAATCCTAATTTATTTTATCCACTTGAAAAAAAATATTCTCAAGAAAATAGATATGATAATCTCAGTGCTCAAATAGGTAGTCTCCCAGTACGTGAATACGTTAACGTTACATTTCCAGACTATGTAAATGTTTCATATAATTTTAGTATATGGACAACTTATATAGAACAAATGAATAAAATTATAGAACGAGTAAATTATGCTGATGGAGCATATTGGGGTAGACCTGAACAAATGAGATTTAAAAGTACTGTTACTAGTTTTGATGACGCTACT